TCCTCTATTATTTGTTTGCTCACCCGCTTGGGTGAGCAATATTTTATAATCTTTATTTATAATGAAGTATTTTTTTAACAATTCTTTTGATTTATGTTTAGAACTAAAATCAAGCCATTTCCATACGTTATCTAAATCAACTACAAAATCATTTTTAGGGTCATGCTTCAAAAAGCAGTAAAAACTGGATAAAAATATTTGTTGTTCATATTCTGTAAATGTATTTTTAACCTTTTCTACTAGTTTGCTCTGATAATTACCAGTTAATTTAGTGATTGGATTGCTCTCAATTAGATTTACGATATCTAAACTCATTCTTCTATATACATTACTATAGTATCAGTCTCTAAGTTGCTTTTTGCTTTAATAATTAAAAAACAATATTTAATTATTAAATTATATGAATATAAACCACACGATATATGGTCTTTAATTTGAATATGCTAACCCACCCATACCACTCATTACACGTAAAACGTTGTAGTTGGTGGCATAGACACGGACCTTAGCAGTCTTGGTACCCTCAACGGTAGCATTGGATAAGACTAACTGTAATGTAGCGTTATCAATGCGCGAGAAGTTGCAAGATCCGCTTGGTTGATGCTCTTCGGGGCGAAGAGCGAATGAATAAACGTTAATACCAGTATCAGGGTTGCGAGTGTGGTGCTGGTAGGGCTGGACTAAGTCGAAGTAAGTACCCTCGCGCTCAGAGAAGCGGTCCTGACCATTGAGCTGGAGTTTAGCAGTGACAACAGGGTTCTCACCCCAGCAGTGGAGGTCAAGCGAGGTCTCAGCAAGGACGAAAGTACCGGCATCAGAGACACCGGAGTTAGCAATTGCATCGAAACCAAGATTGGGTCCATCATAAGAAACCATACCTTTGCCTTGGTTGTTCCACCATTGAGCAACGTCAACATCAGCACCACCGGCATCGTGGAATAAACCAGACGCGTCAACAAACGAAACATTGACACCGCCTTGTCCACCGGCAGCGACACCTGAAGGACCACCGAAAGCATGGATAGCATTGGGAAGAGCATCAACAGCATCGGTGTAGTTGAAGGGCTGAGCACCTAAGGTACGGAAAAGAAGAGAGTGGCAGTCAAGGGATGAGCAGTAGTCGACGTTCTCATCAGGCTGGACAACCCAGATAAGTTCCTTACAGGGGTGGTTGAAGTTAAGTTTAATCTTGTTGGAAGACGAACCGACGGATTCATCACCAGTGAACTGGAGCTGCTCAATGAGGTACTCATGGGGGTTCTGAGCCATGCGACGGCGCTCATCGGTATCAAGGAATACGTAGTCAACATAGAGGGAGGCAGCAACAAGCGACTGGTTGTAAGCCTGAGTGACTCTGACGTTAGCACCAGAGTTTTCACTGCAGTTTAATGTGGAGACAGCCCATAAGCACTCATCAATGGGACGAATATCAAGGTTAATCTTAACTTCATGGTACTGAAGAGCAATTAAAGGAAGGGCAAGACCAGGGTTACGGCAGTACCAGAATTGGAAAGGAACGTATAAGGTGGTTTCAGGGAGAGCATTGCGGGGAGCGCATACTTGGCGGGGGGCATTGCTATCACAGGGGCCATCAACAGCCGAGAAAGAGGGGTCAGTGATGAAGGTAAGTTGAGTAGTGTTACCTACCATCTTGTAGTAACCACGTTGTTGCTCAGACGAAAGAGTTAACTGGTTCCAGATGTGCATCCAGTCACCATATTGACGATCAATGCGCTGGCCTCCAATTTCAACCTCAACCTGAGAAATGAGTTGTTCACCAGGGAAATCTAACCAACGGGCATAAACACCCTGGCCTACGGCATTGCCGCTCTGGTTAGCCATATCCTGGTTAATTTCAGGGAGAGTGACTTGTAAGTAAGTGCGGTAAGCTAAATCACCATTGCGGCTAATTGTGCATGTAACACGGCGTCCGAAATCGGCCTGTCCGTTGAATGTTTGCTCAATTGATTCCATGGCAAAGTTAGTATGACGACGATATGTGACTTTCCAGAAGGTAATCTGAGGATTGCCCGTAAGATATACATCCTGGGCACCATAGGCTACAAGTTGCATTAATCCACCACCCATTTTATAATATTCCTAAAGAAAAAAAATTTGAAAATAAATTTTAATTGTTTATATTTATACTAATTCATTTTATTTATCTGAATCCAATTTATGAATATCAAAATTTTGTTCTATAAATCGTCTCAAATAATTATCAGAAAAAACTTCTTTTTTACCTTCGTGTTTTTTAACAAAAATGTATCGATTATCTTCTTTTTTAATTTCCCATCCATCTTCTAATGCGTTATATAAAAATCCCATTTTTTGTAATGTTAAATAATTAATTTTAATATTTTTATCATGATTAATGTATATATCCATTTAATTTTCAGAGAGAAATATATACATTAAATTATACGGATAAACTATGAATAAAAATGAATTCCTAAATTAAAAATTAAAAATTAAAAATGTATGAAACTCAAAAACTAATTATATGATAAGAATATAAAATGAAAATAGTTTAATATGACTCGAATAAAATAATATAGCATAACCGTATTTATGGATAAACACCATAATGATCCTGCGGAACCGTCTTTATAAAAAAAATAATACATAATAATAAATAATGGTAAAGATATGATAATACCAGAATAATATTTATTAATAAACAAAGATATATATAAGAAAAATAGATAAAACATATAAATTATAAATGTCTGTAATTTTGTATTAGAAGTCCAATTCCATTTCAAGTGTCCTAATTTCGAAATGCTAGTGTGTACATGATTTATGCTTAATTGATATAATATATAAATACATGCTGGGATGGAATATATTGTGATTAATTTATTTCTGAGTGTTATGTCATTTAACATAGTAAGTGATGCTATTGGCTGAATACTTAATAACAATAGACCTAATATAGATACAATTTGATTTATGATTCTATTATTTAAATATTTCCATAATAAATATTCGTATAACTGCATTGTGATAAATGACATCATGAAAAAATATGTATATGGATTGTTGAATTCTTTTAGTTTATAATCTGGATTTGAATGATAATGATTTGTAATATAGATTAATATTAAAACAAAAACTCCAAATAAAAACGTATTTATCGAAACTGATTCATTCCAACACATTATTTATTTATATTTATTGATAATAAATAATATTAAAACAATAAATAATAATTATCATATGCCTATATTTAAACCAAAAAATACAAAAAAAATTGTATTAGCGAATAATAGTATTGTAACATTAGATAGTAAACATTCCGAATTAATAAAACAGTTTGATGATGAATTAAAATATAATTTACCAAATTTAAAAAAAGAGAAAAAGAAAATAATGTCTTTAATAGAAAGTAAGGAATTATCATTAGATGAAAAAATGGATTATGAGGATAAAATAAAACAAATAAATATACAAATTAGAGAAATAAAACAAAAAAAGAAAAAATATTACTTGGATAATTCAAAATATATATTTGATTATTTTGAAAATAAAAAATTAGTTGAAGATGGTAAAAACAAAGTAAAAAAAATAGATAGTTTTTTTAATATTAAAAAAAATGATGATACAAATGATGCGAATCATGACATGAATAATAGTATTCAAAAGTATTTGTATAATATAGATGAAGTATTTTTTGATATAAATAAATTTGTCGTACAAAAAGATATTTGTCAATATTGTAATAAAGGTGAATTAATTCCAGTAGAACATGAAGGAATACTTGTTTGTAAAAATTGTAGTAAGAATGTTAGATATTTAGTTGAGAATGAAAAACCATCTTATAAAGAACCTCCCAAAGAAGTTTGTTTTTATGCTTATAAGAGAATTAATCATTTTAGAGAGATATTAGCCCAATTCCAGGCAAAAGAAACAACACAAATTAATCCAGATGTATTACAAGATATAGAGAATCAAATTAAAAAAGAGAGAATTTCTCTCAATGAAATCACAACTAAAAAGGCAAAAGAAATATTGAAAAAATTAGGTTATAATAAATATTATGAACATATACCTTTTATTAAAGATAAGCTAGGAATCAAACCACCTGTAATGCCTCCGGAATTAGAAGAAACCTTATGTAATTTATTTATGGATATTCAAGGACCGTATTCAAAATATTGTCCAGATGATAGAGTTAATTTTTTAAATTATTATTATACTGTTTATAAATTATGTGAATTACTTAATCAAGACGAATTTTTACCTTATTTTCCATTGTTAAAAGATAAGGAAAAAATGATTGAACAGGATGAAATTTGGAAAAAAATATGTGAAGAATTAGATTGGGAATTTATTCCAACTGTATAATTTATAATTATCTTACTAATCTGTAAATTATATTATCTATATTGTATATTTCAGAAATAAATGGACTGAATGTTGTTAAAAGATTAGTATTGATATTTATAGTATATATTTTTTTAGACTTTGATAAAATCAATAAATCTGTTAATGTATCTACTAATGCGTTTTCATCATAATTTGATAAAATACCAATATGTATTTTTTTATTATTCCAATATAATAAATTTGTATGATATTTGATTAATTCATTTGACATATTAGATGAATCTGATATTAAAATTAATTTAATACCAGTATTCTCATTAATGATATTTTGTATTGTACTATTAATTGTATGTATAATTGATAAATCTATATCACTTGATACAAGAAAATTATCTCCAAATCGAATATGGATACAATGATATCTATCTTCATTTGATATTGAAAAATATGTATATACTTCATTTAATTTATTTTTTAAAATAGTAGATGGAGTTAATAATTTTTGAATAAATAATTTTGTTTCATTGTCGATATCTCTTGTAATCGTTTTTTTTTTATTTTCTATAAAACAATTTGTTAGTATATGAAATGACATATGATTCTTAAATAATGTTTCCATTATATGGTCTACGTAAACTGCGTCTGCTTGTGATAATAATTCATACGTCTTACAATTATTTATATTTCCATCATGTACATAATATTCACAATCTTCAAAATATTTGAAAACTGGATGTACATCTTTATTAATATATAAATTATATCCATATGTTTTTGAATATTTAAATAAAGCAACTGTTCCCTTTAAAAAATCCACAATTCCTGGTGGTGTTGCGCCTGTTTCACAAACTTGTAAATAATTGTGAACACATCTAGGTTTATTCATTAATGTTTATTTAAAATTTAAATATATATTTAATACATTTTACTAAATTTAATTATTTGTTAATTGATTATTTTTTATTTGAATATTATCAAAATAAATACTCATTTGTGTATTTGTTTTCTTAAATCCACATTTTTCATAAAACAATTCATTGTCTTGACTACAATTTAATATAATTTTATAGCAATTGTTTATTTTTGAAATATCAATCAATTGTTGAATTATTTTTTTACCATATCCTTTGCCTTGATATTCCGGTATAATACAAACGTCTTCAATATGTGATACATATCCACAATTATGTATAAATTTTGGTTCGATTATAATTGTACCACAACCAATAATTGTTTTATTATAATAATCTTCTATTAACCATATTTGAATATTGGGATATAATTCAGCTATTTCACAAAATGTCATAAAATTTAATAAATTATCATTTTTTTCAGTTGTATTTGATAGATTTGTAATAACATTTAAATATTCAAATAAATTATCAGATGTTAGTAATTTAAAATGTATACAATTATCGTCAATCATATACATTATAATTATATAGTTAAATGTCTTTAGATTTAAAATAAATATTTTGACTTTTCATATTTATCTTGGGAAACCAACTAAGTTAGCACCAATACCGAATCCGGCACCAGAACGAGCACTAACGGCCATGGCAGGTAAGTATGTATCTAAAATACTAAAGGTAGCGGCAGCAGTTAGGGCAATAAATCCAATCTCATCTAATGATAAACTTTTCTTGGGGATAGCAAACGCTGCGATTGCTACAAAAAGACCCTCGACTAAATATTTGATTAAACGTTTAAGTAATTCATTTACGTCTAAAACATTTAAAATGTTCATCTTATATATTAATTAATAAGAAAAAAATTAATATATTTTATTTGTTAAAAAGCTTAAAAATATATATGTATTAAATATTATAATTATGTCTTTTTCTAAAGAATCCAGAAATAAAAATATGGAGTATAAATTTAATTTAGATGGAAGTGAAAATCCTAAATATGTTGATTTATTAGACGAAGACCGACCAATCTCTGGACAAAAATTTTGTTGTGTATCATTTGTTTCACCAGAGCATATTTTGAAACAACGTGAAATGTATTTCATGGAAGAATTTTTAAAATCATGGGATTTGTCTAAATCACTTGAAAAATATACACAGTTTCTAAATTTCGTTTCTTATAAATATTCGTTGAATTTTACAAATCTATATGATGATTTAACAGAATTTGTAAAAGAAGAGAAAGAAGCTTTATCTAAAAACACATTAAACGATGATTATAAATCATTTTTAGACAATAATGAAGAAAGATTAGAAAAGGAATTCAATGATATTTCAAACTTTCAAACATCTATAAGAGGATTAAAAGTACGAGGTTGCTTTCCTACACAACAAGAAGCGGAAATTAGATGTAAGTTACTAAGAGAATTAGACCCACATCATGATGTTTATGTAGGACCTGTTGGTATGTGGATGCCATTTCATCCTGAGGCATACAAGACAGGTCGCGTTGAATATATGGAAGATGAGTTGAATCAATTAATGCATGAGAAGAAGAAGAATGAAGAGAAGGCGAAGGAAGAATTTGATAAGCGTGTCAAAGAGGCTAAACAGAAAGCAATTGAAGATAATAAGAAAAAGGCACTTGAAAGTGGAAATAAGCTTACACAAACATTAAACGAAGAAGGTAATTTGATTAGTGTCAGAGATATGAACACACAAGAGGAAAATCTTCTACAAAGTGATGTTGTAACATCTGCTGATATTCGTCGTGAATTATTTGAAGGAGAGAATATTCTTACTTCGAGTGACAACGACCATGGATTATCACAATTAAAGAACTTAAAATTCAGTGTAAATAAATAACTTACAATATAAACGTAAACGTAAACATAATATAACAATATTATATTATATTTTATTATATATTTACATAAGGTCCATGTCTTAGTTTTTTTGTTTTTTTGGCCAATCTTAACGCTAAACTATTTGGTTTACATCCCTTTTTTAGTATATAATAATCAACAATTGAAGAATTTCCACCCGTTATAGAACTAGCTAATCTTGCTCTTCCCCATGATTGTGCTGTTTGATTTGGACGCGATCCTGATGAATAGTATGCTCCCATTCCTTTATTTTCTATTTTTTTCAAAGCATTGATTGAACATCCTGTTTTTTTAGCCAATAGTTTATTTGGAATAATTTCATCAACTCCGTAAATGCGTTTCGCATTCAAGATATGGTTTGATGGTTTAGATTTAAATGATTTTACTTTTTTACGTGTATAATAAATTCCTTTTCTATATTTATTTCTTGATTTATTTAATTCTCGTTTTATGAGTTGAGTATCTTGTCGCGTCAAAGAACGAGGTACATATCGTTTTGGTACTTTATCGCCTCCAATCATATATTATAATATAATATAAATTATAATATAATATAAATTAT